TCCCGAAGAGGATGTTTTTTATGAGGTGCTAGATCAAGATCTTTTTGACGCACTGCACACCATGGGTCCAGAAGCTAGTGGCAGGGCAACAGACATACTAAAGCAAGTAGCTGATTTTAAAAGAAAGTCTATTACGCTGGTGCCTGATTTTGCAGTTATGTCAATCTTGCGTGACTGGCCTTTATACGCTGTTCAAAGGGCGACTCAAAGAGGTGCTAGTGCAGCAGCCGAGTCGCTTGCTGGTGGTGCGATAGGGGCCGCGACGGGTGCGGCGACAGGTGAAACAGAGCAAGAAAAAACTCAAAGAGCCGTACAGTTTGGCTTAGCAGGGCTAGGCCTTGGCGTTCTTGCTAGGCCGGGAATTGAAGTGGCCAGTGCAGGGCGAGCAATTGCAAAAGCAAAGCTGGATGAAGGCACGAGGCGCTTTCTTCAAAACACATCAAGAACATCTTCTGAACTTCTTGACGGTCTTGGGGCAAGCTTAGGAATTGAGGCCGACGAATGGGCACAGTTTGTTCGTGAAGGAGGGCTTACCGCAGGACTGTCTTACGGGCAAAAAGAGTCACCAGAAATAGTGAAGCACTTGTTAGGCAAGGACGAAAGAAACAGCATTCTTGTAGGCTTTGACAATGCTAAAAACGTATTAGAAACAATTGGCTTGGTTGCAGAGAACGCGCCACGCTTAGCAATGTACAGAGCTATGAGGGCCGGAGCAGCAGACAACCTGCCGGGCTCGTCAGTGCAAGAGGCAATCTGGTCCGCACAGGACGTTACGCTTCCTTTTGCGCTTCGCGGAAAATCAAAGTTTATAAAAAGAATGGCAGAGGTTACGCCGTTCTTTAATGCTACCCTTCAGGGCTGGGCAAAGGTTGGCCGAATGTTTAGGGGAGACCCTGCTAAGTCTGCGGCAGCAGGGTCAGCGCAAAGCATGCTTGCTATGGGCACTGCGATGTCGGCACCTACGGTTGGACTGTGGATGACAAACAAAGACAATCCAGAATATTGGGATCGTCCTTTGTGGGAAAGAAACATGTTCTGGCTTATACCAAAACCAGAGGGTGGTTTCTTCCGCATACCAAAGCCGTTTGAGCTTGGATACATCTTTGCATCCCTGCCCGAAAGAGCGCTTGATCGTTGGGCTCAAACTGGGGGTATCGATTCAGCCGCCCCACGAGGGTCTGACTTAGCTTCAGAGGTTGCAACTACACTGAGAACTTTTGCAACCAATCCAATTACCAGCACGCTGCCAGTTCCTGCTGGGCTTCAACCTATCATTGAACAAGCTATTAACAGGGATCTTTTTAGGTGGAAACCGATTGTTCCTGAGTACCTGACATCACGACCCGGACGACGGCAGACAACACCAACAACACCAGTTCTTGCCAATAAGATTGGCGATGTTACTGGCCTGTCTCCGCTAAGGATTGAGTCTCTTGTTCAAAGCCTTGGTGGAACTGTAGGCCGAAGAGCCATGGATCTAGTAGATGTAGCAGGAGCGGCGTCTGACTACCCCACCCCCGCCGCAAGGCTTGATCCGATGGAGAGGTTTAACAAGGTCTCAGGCTTAGCAAGGTTTAACACCCAACAGTATGACATCGGGAACATTGAGTACAGCGCGTGGAACATCCTACGAAAAGCAAAGAATGTGTCCGACGAATACAACAGAATGAAAAAGTCTGGCATCCCTGAAAGCGCACTTGCAATATACAGATACCAGTACGCCGACGAACTCAAGATAGCTAGGCTTGCAGGAAGGGAGCTACAGCAAATGAATGAAATTAGGGAGGACAGAAACGAGCTGCTCCGTGATCAAAACATTTCCCAGACGCGACTTCGTACGTTGCTAGACAGGCAGTCAAGGCTGGGAGAAAGATTGGGTATTAGGTCGTTTCGTTTAATTGACAGGCTTATTGACTAATGGCTGTGAACGCGCCGGTATGGCATCTACGCAGAGAGCTAGAGAAGGGTGACGCTGTATGGGGAAGGCTGTACAACGACAATGACGGTGTAAGCTTTTGGAGTATCGAAAACTCAGAGACGTTGATACCCGAAGGACTGCACCCTTGCGTCAAAGACTACTACCATCGTGGCGACTACCCCACGTTTGAAATTATTGTAGAGGGCCGAGACAGGTTGCTATTTCACGCCGCCAACTACGCCAACGAGCTTGAGGGGTGCATCGCCCCCGGTAAAGACAGAGGTGAGACAGACGATGGCAGGCTTGCTGTATGGAGCAGCAAAAAAGCATTTAACGAGTTTTGGGAAATCGTAAAAGACGAAGAAGAGTTTTTACTTTTAATCAAAGACGCAACCGAGGACAACAACAATGAGTAGATTCCTTAGTGTTTTTAAAGACAACAACGACTGGAACGAAAAAACTATCATCGGCGCAATTTCTTTTGCGATGATGGTTGTAACTGCTGTTGTGGATGTGACGACTGGCGTGTGGGGCATGCAGCTTGAGGTGCAAGAATTTATTTACAATTCTTTTTTAATCATCACGCTAGGCTGCTTTTCTATTAGTGGAGTTGAAAAGTGGGCACCTAAACGAGACGACTAATGCCTGCGCGGTTGAACGATAACACCGAACTCACGATGCCCCTGCGTAACCTCCTGTCCATTGTGGCAGGAGTTGCCTTGGGTGTGTGGGCATACTTTGGCATAGTTGAGCGACTCAACAACATTGAAACTTCTTTGATGATGATGGAAAAAGAGGTTGAGCTAAACTCTGACTTTAGAGTGCGTTGGCCTAGAGGCGAGCTAGGGTCATTACCTGCGGACGCCGAACAATTTATGTTATTAGGTCACCTAGAAACTCAACTTGACAAGTTAATTGAAGAAGTAGAGTCAGGCAGTGCTCCGTTTGATCAGCAACAAGAGCTTACACTTCAGTGGTATGCACAGCGAATATCTGAGCTTGAGTCGCAGGTTGAAGAGATAAGAGCGAGGCGCTAAGTCTAAATCACACCATGATTGACGACACAACATTTTCTAAGTCCACAGGGGTTAAGCTTACCATTGGTGCCGTTATCGGACTAATGGCTTTCTCTGTTTTTATTGATCGCCGCTTTGGCTCCCTTGAAGCTGACAGTGCGAGCCAAGCAAGTAGCGTGGAGACTATAAGCAGACGCCAGAACACTTACATCGACCGACGCAACAATCAGCACCAAGACTTTGTTGATGATCTGCGCCAGATGAACGACAGGCTGGATCGTTTATGCGAAGCACTGGCGTCCCGAGAGTCAGAAGTAATATGCAATGACTAACTGTCAGAGATGTGCTACACCGAATCCCGATCAAGAAAGATTTTGTTGGATGTGCCAGTGGGACAGCACCAAGGAATTTGTTGAATGCCCTTGCTGCGGAGACGCAATAAAAGATGACGGGCGGTGCACCACATGTGGCATAGCTCCCGTTGACCCAGAAGAGGATAGAGGCCCCAATGAACACCCGCAAACCAAACGATAGGCACTTAGTAGTATTTTTAGGTGATACCCATTGCGGATCTACGGTAGGACTTTGCCCAGAAGAAGGGCTTGAGCTAGATGACGGGGGTTGGTATCAACCCAACAAGGCACAACAGTGGCTTTGGTCGAACTGGTTAGATGCTTGGGACCGAGTTGCAAAAATAAAAAAAACTGTACCGGGTACAAATTTGCACATCGTGATGAATGGAGACGCTGTTGACGGCGACCATCACAAAACATCGCAGATTGCTAGTAGGCTGACAGGCATCCATGTCAGGTGCTTTATGGAATCAATGCTGACCCCCCTCTCTCTAGGCCCAGACTCTATCCACATTATTCGTGGGACAGCGGCGCACGTTGGAGAGTCCGGCAACGTGGAAGAGGGTATCGCGAGGGCGTTGTCTGCGGCTGGGTGGCCTGTTGTTGCGGACCCTGACACTGGTCAGAAGTCTTCGTACTGGCGCAAGCTCACGATTGGCGATGTTAAGATTGATGTCAAGCACCATGGCCGCATGGGCAAACGTGCCCACACAAAGGGTCCGTACATGAGATGGTACGCTCAGGACATTTTTTTCAATTACGCCATGGACGGAGATGTCCCGCCGGACTTAGCGGTGCGTAGCCACTTCCATCAGTTTGCTGACAGCGGACAAATTCACAAGATTAAAACTAGAGCAGTAGCGCTACCTGCTTGGCAGTTAGCTACAGAGTATGTCCACCGTGTTGCCGAAAGTCTGGCTGACATCGGACTAGTGTGCGCCGTCATCGAAGACGGGCACTATACCATAGAACCAATCCTGTTTCGTCCAGAAAGACCAACGGAGGTCGTAGTCAAGTGAGTGAGATAATTACTGAAGCCGAGATCATTGAGCAGATCAAAGAGTCTTTTAGAGCAAGAAACTCTGAAACGTCTGACGGTGATGTTATGACCATGGCTGAGTTGTCTGAGGCGCTTGGAATGAGAGACAAGCCCGCAAGAAAGCTTGTAAGAGGTATGATTGAAGACGGGGAAGTTGAGGTGGTGTGGATCAGAAAGAAGAATATGGTCGGCGTAATCAGTAAAGTTCCTGCATACAAATACATCGGGGGCTAAAAAATGAATATAAAAAATATTTTTTTGGGGCTGCTGGGACTTCTTGTCACTTCTTTTTTCCTAACAAATTATTTTTTTGGCGGTAACGACGCAGCCGTCAAGGAAGCAATGGTTGCCGTAGCCAAGGCAGACAGTCTGCGAGAAGAAGCTGAAGCCCGATTGGGTTTGGCTTCTGTTGAGTATGATCGTGTGGTAGACAGCTTGTCTTCGGTGCAAGACAGCATATCAGATGTAGTTGTGGTCGCGCAAAGCGATGCTAGGCGAGCGTCTGCAAGGCTCAACGAAGAGGCCCAGACGCTACAGGACAGCCTAGCTGTTATTGACTCGGGCCTAGCTCAAGAGCTTGACCGAATAATGGAGTCGCACGAGGAGGTTGTAACAGCTATGCAGACGGAGATTGATGCGCTCAACCATGACAGAGAATTGCTGTGGCGCCGCATCGAAGTGTCGGACTCTTTGCTTGCTGTACAGGTAGAGGTGAACGATGCGCTGAGAGGCTCTATAATCGCCTTAGAAGGCGAAAGAGACGCTTGGAGGGCGAAGGCTTCTCCCTCACTCCCCAAGCGCCTCCTAGGCCACACTACGGCTGTTCTGACAGGTGCGGTGTTGATAGCTACCCTACGATAGCATGTCGATGTTCGCGGCGTAACCCGCTATGTCTACAAGGCTGTCCTTGTGCCCCGGTGTATTTGCAAGCCGGGATAGCTTTTGGCAGATGTTAAACACGCATACATCTTGGGCGTCAAGCCTTACGGTGGTCATGTACGGACCATACCGACGCTGTAGGTAAGCGTTAAAGATGTCTGCTGTGGCGCCGTGGTTGAGTGTGGGGGTGCCGTAGTCATCCCTCCTGTCTCCACTGACCAGTTCACTGGCTTTGTCTAGTACCTCATTCATCGTCCGTCCTCCTTAACTTTGTCAGTCCTTTTAGCCAGTCTCGTATAATTGCCCTGCCCGCAAAGCTTGAGTTGAACATCGGGCTCTTTATAGCTCGTCGGGCCCAGTCGTAAACCTTATCAAATACAAATAAAATAATTCTTGCGATCACTGCGACCGTAAGGGACACTACAAACAAGTTCCATAAGATCGACATCACTCTGACCTCCTTACAAAGTTGATGAAGCCGGGGGTGCCATCACCCATCCACGCACCCAACTGATTGTACTCAAAAAACTCGTAAGCTTCTTCTTCAGTGGCGCCGTCCCGTATGAGCTTTTCAAGGACGCGCTGTTTGTCGTACACAACGATTGGCTCCATGCCAAACCGCTCTAACACGCCTGCTATACAATCGTCATAGCCGTCCATCGTTAGCGCTTTGCTTTCGTCACCAAGAAAGTGATAGATTGTGTCTACATACATCTCGTCTACTGCACTCTTAAACAGCGCCTTTGCTAGGCGTTCTGCCAGATCGGTCTTGCCTTCCATTAGACGCGCCTCCAGATCATCACAGGGCGAGCATGACACTCGGGGCGCCTGCTCTTAATGTACTTACCAGTGGAGGACACCAAGCCCTCTTTCTTTGCTCTAGTCATCACGGCGCCCATGGCGCGTGGTTCGTTAGGTGTGGTCTCGACTTGCTCCCACAGGTAGTCCGTGGTGAACGTCTGATAAATTGGAATTGATAAAATTATTTTTATCACCGAATCTATCCAGCCGTCGTAGGCCAAGTCGAGATTAGCGACTGCTTCGTCCCGAGCGGACTCCCCCGCAAACAATGATGTTTGGAGGGGATCGCTCTGGGCCTCTGCAAGCCATGCAGGGGCGACATTCATATCACTCTCATCCTTTTTCAAGTGTTATACCATCTTGGGGTACGGCGAACCGCTGTCGCTAGGCTGTGTGTCAAATGTGCGGCGACCTGTCCTCATTGCATTCCAAGCTCTTGTCACAAGCTCCTGTACATACTCATGGCGGAGAGACTTGCCTGACACAAGCAAAAAGTCTCTTAACTTTTTTACGATAGAACGGGGCGCAAGATTGGTGCCCGTTCCAAGAGACGTAAAGAAGTCTTCGGCTAAGTCTGGGTCTATTGTGCTGGCCACATAGTGTAGTGCGGAGACAGCGCCCATTTCTGGAATACGGTTATTTTTTAGTCGATAGTAGTGCAAAACCGAATTGTGTACACGATCTGGATCTAAAGCCTTGTAGTATTCGTATGTTTC